ACATATAAGGAGAATTTAAATGGCGGACACGCAAGAAGCCCCGCATCCGGCTACACAGCCGATCCCTGCGCCTAGCGGAAGCATTGGTGAAGCGCAATCAGCATTACTTGGTATAATGGACTCTTATGGAGATATTCCAGAAGATAAACCAAAAGCCGAGGAAGCACAACCTGAAGAAGTTGAAGAGTCTACTGATGAATATCAAGACGAATCATCTGAAGAGGATTCTGAGGAGGAATTAGAAGAGGAGTCTGATGACGAATCTGAAGAGGAATCCGAAGAGGAGTCAGACGAAGAAGAGGGCGAAGAGGCACCCGATGAAGAGACTACTTACTCTGTTAGGGTAGACGGTCAAGATATCGAGGTAAGCCTTGACGAACTTAAAAGCGGTTATAGCCGTCAGTCTGACTATACAAAGAAAACTCAAGAAATTGCAGAATACCGCAAACACGCTGAAGCCGCGATGCAACAGGCACAGCAAGAGATACACCAGACTCAGCAATTTCGTCAGCAGTACATTGATGCCGCCTCTGCTGTAGTACAACAGCAGTATGGTAAATTAAATGAACTGGTCAATAATACAGATTGGGAACGACTTAAGATAGAAGATAGAGAAGAATATCTTACTAAAAAGTCTGAGGTTGCCGATCTTCAATCTGCAATGCAACAGGAAGAGCAACGCCTTCAGTATGCCAATGAAGAGGCTATGGCTGAACAGCGTCAAACTCAACAGCGTATTGCACATGAAGAACGACAGAAGTTAGAGTCTATCCTGCCCGAATGGAGGAATAAAGAGTTCCGACAGAAAGCGGGAAAACAACTAACTGAGTTTGCAATGTCTCAAGGATTTACTCAAGAGGAGTTAAGCCAACTTACTGACCATAGATCATTACTCGTTCTTATGCAAGCCAAAGCGTTTCAAGAAATGCAAAAGGCTCAGAGCGCAACTAAATCCAAGAAACTTAAAAAGAAGCCTAAGATGGCTAGTTCGGGTACTGGATCAAAAAGTAAGAATGAAAAAACAAAAGCGCAACGTACTGCAAAGATGAAGCGCCTTGGGCAGACAGGCCACGTTAATGACGCGGTTTCTCTGCTAGAGGATTTTGTTGACATTTAACTAAGGGAGGGAAATGCTATGGCAGTCCCCACAAATACTAGGGAAACCTACGGTGCTATTGGCATCCGGGAAGACCTATCAAATATTATCTATAATATCAGCCCAATGGACACGCCGTTTGTTAGTGGCGTTGGTCGCGGCACTTGCGACAATACGACCTTTGAATGGCAGACTGATGAGTTGAAAACACCGGCGGCTAACCGCCAGATCGAAGGTAATGATTACGCTTCGACTGCGGCTACTGAGCCACGGCGTTTGAGCAACTACACCCAGATTTCTGCAACTCAGGTTCAGACTTCGGGTACGGCGGAAGCAGTTGACTTTGCAGGAAGAAAGTCAAGCCAAGCCTATCAGTTGGCTAAACGGGCAAAAGAAATGAAGCGTGATATGGAAACTATGCTTCTGGACGGCACTGCTAAAGTGGCCGGTTCTTCGGGTACGGCCCGAGAGTCTGCTTCTTTCGCAACTTGGGTTGGCACGAATGATGCGGCAACTACGCCTATCATTGCGGCCTCCACAGGTAATGGCCTAGTCAATAACGGTGCGTCAGGCTATCCAGATGGAACGACAAGTTCCGCTACGGGTGGCGCAACCACGACTACCACTCTTTCTATGATTAACGAAGTTGTTTCTCGCGTATGGGATTTGGGCGGAACGCCTGATGTTATCCTCTGCCCGAGTACCGTTAAGCAGACGATCAGTGGAAGTGGTATTGGCGGTTCAGTTGTTGCTGACCTTCAGAAGAATGTAGGCGACAAAGCGGCTACGGCTGTGAACGCTGTTGATGTTCTGGTTACTGACTTTGGTACTTTCAAAGTTGTGCCGGATCGTTTCATGCCTGCTACTAACTGTGACTTCATTGATTATGATCTTTGGGAGATTTGTTATCTTCGTCCCTTTAAGACCGAAACTCTTGCCAAATCTGGCGATAGCGTCAAGCAACTCTTGATTGCTGAGTACGGCCTTAAGGCGAAAAACGGTCTTGGCAATGGTATGATCAAGAGCGCGAAGTAGTATTGGTCTAGCCCCCTTCGGGGGGCTTTACCTTTTATAAGGATAAATATGACTTCTAAACAATCATTTAAGAAAGCAGTAAAGGATTTAGAAAAGGGCGGGGCAAATCCTGTCAAAACTGTTAGCAAAAAACAACCATCTTTAAAAGACCGGATGGAAAAAATTGTAAAGGGAGAAGACCCAAGGTATCATCTATGAATAAGGTAGAACAAAACTCACTCATCACCACGTTTCATTCAAGTGCTGATGAAAAAGAGTTTACTATTAATACATATCAGGATGCAAGCCCAATCCTAGAAGAAAATAAAAAAGCCTTTAACCACTACGGGGATAAACTTACTCCGGGCAAAGCGGGTGAAGGTGTTAGAGTTGCGTCGATCCCTTTAAATGTGTGGACGCAGTGGATGAAAGAAACTAATGGGGCTATTGAAAAAGACCCCAAACTAATGAAAAAGTATTTGAATGATCCAGACAACAAATACTTCCGAACTACTCCTACGAGGGTATAACTATGTGGCTATATGGAAAAGGCGTCTTAGGGCGTATACAGAGAAACTATAGTATTCTGAATCAAAACGTATTCTTTGCAAAACGTAACGTACCCTAATGGCTATAAGTAATTACAGCGAGTTAAACACGGCAGTTGCTAACTGGTTAGACAGGGATGACCTGACTGACCGGATACCGGAGTTCATTGCTCTGGCAGAGGCTAGGTTTAACAGGTTGCTTCGTATTAGGGCGATGGAGGAAAAGCAGACGGCATCGACTGTGGCCGCTCAAAGAAATCTAGCATTGCCCACAGGGTTTATTCAAATGCGTAACTTGCAGATGAATACTGATCCTATAAGACCTATGCAGTATGTTACACCAGAAATATACGATAGATTATATGGAGGTTCTGTTTCAGGAACCCCAGAAATGTATACTATAGTTGCTGATGAAATTCAGTTAGGGCCAATACCCGCAAATGTACAGACTATAGAAATGTTATTCTACAAAAAGTTTGATGCCCTTACCGCAGTAGATACAACTAACTGGATGATAACTAATGCTCCTGATGTATATCTTTATGGTTGTTTATTAGAAGCAGAGCCTTTTGTTATGAATGATCCAAGGGTTCAGTTATGGGCAACAGCATTTCAACAGTCTATTAGGGATATACAAGAACAAGATAACAGGGATCGTCACTCAGGCTCCGCTCTTAGAGTGATGAATACGAGTGGTTACTATTGACAGCGCCTATAACGTGGGCAGAAGCCTCTGCTCCTATATACTGGAGTAATATCGGAATAGATTGGGATACTCCCGCTAAGGCAAATTCTTCGTCTTACGGTGTTACTTTAGATAATGTCAATACAGGTATAGGGAATATTGTAGGCGCTAGTTCTTTCCCAATAAATTTAACAGCGGCTAAAAGCGGAACACACTCTCTTGTAGGCTCTGTTACTTTTGCAGTAAATTCAGGATATACTGCATTAGGCGGATTTACTTTTTCAGAAGATGTTAATTACGCAATTACTTCTGGGTATACTAACTCTGTTGCCTTTACTGCCACTGGCTCTGCTACATACGATATAGAGGCAGGGTATATAAATAATACAAAGCATCCAGAATCAGCAACAATGGCAGTATCGCTAACTTACGAGAATGGAGATTCATTCTTGTGGAATGATGTAAGCGATCCTTCTTCAACGTGGACTAACGTATCTGACCCAAATTCAACATGGTCGGATGAGTCAGACCCAACAACGGTATGGACAGATGTTGAATACCCCAATTAGTTTTAAGGCCGATGGAGGCTTGAAAATGCAACATAAAACAAATATGAACCTTGGCCTCAAAAACGTATGGGAGGTTGTGTGCCGCGACTCAGAAGGTAATGAGAAATGGCGCGAGATTAATAAAAACCTTGTAACTACGGTAGGATTAAACCATGTCCTATCCAGTACGTTAGATGGAGCAACGCAAATTACTGCATGGTATGTGGGATTAAAAGGGGCCGGATCAGCCGCCGCCGCAGATACCATGTCTTCTCATTCAGGCTGGGCTGAGATTACGGCTTATTCTCAATCAGTAAGGCAGACTCTTACTTTAGGAACTGCCTCCTCTGGAAGTATAGACAACTCTTCAAACAAAGCAACATATTCAATTAACGGAACGGCTACAGTAGCAGGCGCTTTTATTAATAGCGATAATACCAAAGGCGGAACATCTGGAACGCTTTATGGTGTGGTTGACTTTGGATCATCAAGGTCTGTTATTTCTGGAGATACCCTAGAAGTTACTGTTACCCTTACTGCGGCGAGTGCATAACAATGACTGTAGAAACTGCTTCATATATTAGCCAACTAAATAATTCTTATCCGGCTGTTGGCGATCCGGTAGGTGAAGGCGACGATCATTTGCGACTTATCAAATCAGTCCTTAAAACATCTTTCCCTTCAAGCACAACTCAACCACAGGTTCCAAATGTTTCTGGACAGTCTGGAAAGTATTTGACTACAGATGGTACTGACACATCTTGGGGAACTGTGAGTGCGGCATCTGCCGGATTTGCTGTAGCGATGGCTATCGCACTATAGGACAATATAATGGCACAAGATTTTACAAAAGATTATAAATCTCAAGTCACGAATTCCGCGCATACTCTGAGAACTGCAAACTCAAATGATGCAATTATTGGAATTAGGCTAACAAACATTACAACCTCCGCAGTAACAGTAGATGTTTGGATTGATGTAGCGGGAGGTGGATCAACTGCATCTATTGTCTATCTTGCTGACGATCTTCAGATTCCGCCTAAATCTTCTGTAGAACTGATACAAGGTGGTGCAAAGATTGTTATGCAGAACACTGACCTACTGCGAATTCAATCATCTGCCGCAACATCTGTCGCGGCTTATGTCAGCGTAGTTGATGCAATATCAGCGTAGGAGGCAATTATGGTGGCAGAAACAAACGGCACTTTGTATATAAACAATCCTCCGGGCAAGGAAGGGTTTTTTGAAAATGCCGCAACAATAGATGGGGATTTTACAATTGCTGATAATGCAGTAGTGGCCGGCCCTGTTACGTTTACCGGAACTATTACGGTAACAGGAGTTTTAGTGGTTGTATGAGCGCCTTAAATGTAAACGCAATTGATAAGGAAAGTGGCTCCACGTTGACTCTAGGCGGGTCTGGAACTACAGTCCAGCCTCACGCTTCTGCAACTGTTTCTGGGTTTGGAAAAATCTTGCAAGTAGTGAGCGCAACTCTTGATACCGAAACACGAACAACATCAACATCTTTTGTTACAAGCGGATTAACCGCAACGCTAACCCCTGCATCTACATCAAACAAAGTTTTAATTTTTTGCAATGGCGGGTCAATGCTAACTGGCAGTTGGTCAGAATCAACAACAACTGCCCTTTATTCTTCTATTGGAGGCGCTACTGCCGCAGAAATAGACGTTTTTGAAAAAATGGTATTTGGAACAAGCGCAACTGGTGAAGGCGGCGCACATTCAATTTCTTATTTGTATTCTCCTAATACAACATCAAGTGTAGCAATTACTCCTTATTTTAAGGGTGGGGGAGCAAATCAATATTTTACTGAGGCTGGATTTACTGTAAGTTTAATTCTTATGGAGATAGAAGGATGAGCAAAGAAGTTGATGCTATTTTTAATACTCATCCGAATGTTGTTACTTACCGGAATAAACAATCATTTGATGCAGAAGGCAACGCTGTCGCAATCGACCAATCTTTGGTTGATGCAGAAATCGCAAGATTGCAGACTGAATACGATGCGCTTCAATACCAACGTAACAGAAAATCTGAATACCCCCCATTGGATGAAATCGTTGTAGCATTATGGGAAGCAGTTATAGAAGAGCGAATGGCATCTTCTATTGACATTCAAGGAAAGAGAACAGCGGTGAAAAACAAGTATCCTAAACCATGAGTAGCGAATTAAAAACAAATAA